AGCTATGCCTCAAGCCATGCCAGAAGTAATGACTGAGCCAATGCCTGCTGTAGAAGAAGAAGCAATGATGGAAGAATTACCGACACCCGTACAAGGTGACAAAGGTTTAATGAGTAGGGGCGTATAATATGAGTTTTGCAACAGGGTTCTTCAATACAGCTGGTGATGAGATAACTAAGCGCCAAGATTACATTAGGGAGAAACGTGCTAAGGATCGTGACTTCCTTATGACGTATGGTGTACAAGCAGTAACTGGCGCTAAGTCAAAGGTTAACAAGTACGTTACTACAGGTATGCAGCTTGAGAGTATGGGCCTTACAAAAGATAACATCAACTATCTTGTAGATACCTCTGGCCCAGAAGGTCTATCATCTCTGTATGCTCGTGTTAAGGATTATACACCAGACCAACTGTCAGCAGATGTTTTTAACAGCATGGTAGAAAATACAGCAGGGTATGCCAAACGGACTAAAGATGGAATGTCTTATGAGGATACTATTGGTAAAGCCTTTGGTTTGTACAAAGATAATGTTACTGATGATCCTGCAGAGAATGAGAAGGTAGGCTTCTGGTCATCTATGCTCTTTGATCCTAACGCTGCTGATGCTGCCTTAGATGAGAGATACATTGGCGGCTACACGGGTCGTGACATAAAGCGTATCATGGGTACAGTTTCCCCAAGTATGACTGCTCCTCTGGCTATAGACTTTAGCTTGCTACCTAAAATACATTCGGATACTGTTCTTCTAAGGTATGCCACTGACCGCAAGACTATAATGCAAGCTCAAGCAGAAAACTACTATGCTAGTATCGAACCAACTCCAGAGCAAGCTGCAACTGAATCTGAACCAGATAAGACTAATCGACTAAAGCTACTCAAGGCAATCAAGGCTAAGGACTATGGAGTTTTCCTTGAGTTAGTGCCTGACATAAAATCTAGCCTTTTGACATTTGATAGTGAGACTAGGGGTGGCTTAAGTAACAACCCTAGCTTCCTAAGTATTCCGGGCTTAAGCAACTTCTTTATTGATGAAGCAAGAAAAAGAGAAGAGGCTAGTGGAGAGGGTGGCGAAAGAGATGGTGAAGAAGGTGCCCTGCCTTATACTATTGCTAATAATATTCTTGATAAAGATTTAGGGGCAAGCAACGTAGATGCAATAGATGCATTAAGAGCAGAGACTGCTGCTTCATCTGAGGCAGTTGCCACTACTGCACGTGCATTACTACAAAGCAAACATACATCAGCAAAAAAGAAGTACTCAAATATTCCTGATCTTGATGCACTTGTTGTTTATTCCTCAGAAGCTGCTGCGCTTAGATCTGATGATGAGTTTTTTATTGTAGGTAATGTAATAGGAAGAAATCCACAAGCAGGTAAGTCCTCTTTTGAAAGTCGAGGATCTTTTGATCAAGACGTTGATTACTTCCTTAATGCATTTACAGTAGGTGGTGTTGGTCTTGCTGAAGAAGCAGATACACAAGGTGGGGAGCTTGTTAAAGGTATAGCCAAGGGTATGTATATAGCCCCTGCGTATTTTCGGGCATCCATGCTAGCTATTGATAGGTTTATGACTAAGCTTCCTCAAGGAATAGCTAACTTCTTGAACAGCGAAACCGAAGCTGGAGAGCTTAGGTCTGCATTGGTAAAGGATCAGACAGATATAATGGCCTTGCTTACTGCAGCTAAAGAGAGCAATTCTTCTGCTGAAACTATAGAAGCCTTAGAAGAAAGGTTGCGTAAAGGTATTGAGAGCTTACCAGAAGATCTTCAAAGTACAGTTATTAAAATAGCAGAAAATATAGATGATATAGATATTGATATAAGTGAGGTTTTACCTACTGCTGAAGAGGAAACTCAGACCTTAGGTAGTTGGTGGCGAAGCCTAAGTAACTATGGAGATAGTGAGCAAGAGGTGGGGTACAATGATCCTGATGATGTTCGTGCAGCAGGGGGCCAGCCTTATACAGAGATGGTGCCAGCGGCCTATGACTTTACGGAGGATGAGTATGCAGCCCTGCCAGTAATAGCTTCCTTTAATACTGTAGAAGCCCAATTAAAAACAGGAGAGCTAAAGCAAGGTAGTCAATTTATTTATAGAAATAGACCGTACACTATAGATCAGACAGGTGCTGGAGCTATAGGAAAAGTAGACATTAGGGAATTTAAATAATGGTTGCATATAACTTTGAGGTTTTAGGTGAGGAGGAACAGGATGATGTAGTTAAATCTGTATCTGAACCTGCAAAGCTATATAACTTTGAGGTATTAGGTGAGGATGAAGATTTAGATAAGCCAGTATCTGAACCTGCAAAGCTATATAACTCTGAAACGTTTGGTCCTGATGATCCAGAGATTGCTACAAGAGAGGCAGTAAATTCTTTACCTTCTGCTGAGACTATAAATGACCTTATGACTGACAAGAACTTTTCTGTGGTTGGTCAGTATATGGAACAGCGTTTTGGTATGCAAGAAAGTAGGCATGGGCGTCAGAAGATAATAGACTCCTATGTTAATCACATGCGTAAATTTAACTTTGGTCAGACTGTAACAACAGGAACAGAGTTAGCCTATCTCAACACAGACAATGAGACAAAGAAGATAGCTGCAGGTCAGGCATATGCACTCTTTGATAACATGAAGGGTGCATTCTCTGAAGAGTATACGTTTGGACAGAAGGCTGATGCTGTAGGTGACTATGCTCGTGCCCTTATAGTTGATCCTATTAACTTAGTGTCTCTAGGTTTCGGCAAACTTATTGCAGGCGGGGCTACTAAAGTTGCAGCACAGATTGCAAAGGATACAGTAAAGAAACTTGTAGGTGAGTACACAGCTTCACTAGGTAAGAAGGCTGTTGGAAGTACACTTACTAAAGCTATGAAGGTAGAAGCTACTAAGATTGAGCAGCGTGTACTAGGCCAGATCATTAGAGGCGAAACTGTTGAAGGTGTTACAAAAGGGGCGTTTGCTGCAGGCATAAAAAAGCTAGGACGTAAAGAAATAATAGCTACTGCTGCGTTTGATAGTGCTGCTGCTGTAACTGTTGATGCTGTATATCAGAAGGCCTTGAGAGTTTCCGAAAGTGGTCTTGTGCCAGACAACTACAGCGTACTGCAGGGTGCTCTCACAGGTGTTACAGGTGTATTCGGTGGTGGCTTAGCCTATGGACTTACTCTCATGAGTAAGGCACCTCATAGCTCATCATCACTAGGCCTGTTTATGCAAGCATATGACAATGCAAGCGCAACAGAGGCAGCAGTCCTTAAGCTAGCAAGCAAGGAACGCAAGAAGAGCAACAGAGAAGCCATTAAGAATATGGACTTTGCTGAGTTTCAAAAAGCACTTACTAAGAGTACAACTGCTGCAGCAAGGTGGGCAGCTAAAGTAAATAATGGAGATAAGCTACGGAGAACAGCAGAAGAAGCGTCTGATCCACGTAGAGATGAGTTGCTTGGTGCATTCTTTCATGGCGTAGCTGATGATGCTAATAGTTTTAAAGGACTAAAGGACATCTTTGATGACTTCGGTATATCGCTATCTAACGAGGGTGATAATTTTGCAAACTTTACAGACTTCTTAACTGATACTATTAAAGCCTTACCTAAGGAAGCGAGGACAGAAGTTAATTCTCTTTACAAACTTACTATGCAGAAGTTGCCTGAGTTCCATAAGATGGGTTTGGTCAGGGGCATGGATGCGTTAGCTAGTATAGCTAGTGAGGCAGGTCGTACCTTGAACACCTTCTCCAAACTTAGCCAGAGTTTAAAGCTAGCTAAGGGGCAGACTGCTGCAGAGAAATACAATGAAGTTGTAGAAGAAACTCTTGATGCACCTACCAAAAATCTTCGTGATAAAATATCTGATGGCACTTCGGGACTACAGCAGAATATGATTCGTATGTTGATTACACACCCCGGCACAACTGCACTTAACCTTGTCGGCTGGGCTAACGCAACAGCTATGCAATCTGCAGGAGATATTCTTAGGGGTGCGTTGTACGGAGGTCGTGCTCTAGGTGAGATGGCTATTGGTAGGAATACTAAAGCAACAGACTTTGCTACTAAATCAAAGCTTATGTTTACACTACAGCGTCAGAAAGCTACAAACCTAGTAAGCCCCTATGCTACACAGCAAGCTGCATATTCTTTCCTTGCAGCAAACCCTAAGTCTTCTAAGGAGTTGTTCCGTTATATGTCTGGCGGCATTGAGCTTGATGATGTTTATAAAAACATAGGCATTGATATGAGTGCCATTGAAAAGCCGGGGGGCTTTGAGAAGCTCATGGACTTAGCTCAGACTATGTATGGTGTTAAGGCTCAGGATATGTACACGAAGTCACAAGAGTTTATGTACGCCTTAGATAAACAAATCCGTATTAATTATGGTATGACCTACTCAGAGTTCTTACAAGACCCTAACTTGTATAAGCTAATGAAGGGTGATGAGTACGTTGCTATACAAGCCGCCGCTGTTGAAGATGCACTACGTAACGTTTACGCTAAGTCGTATGGAGGAGATCGTGCTAAGGGTGGAGAAGGTTTACTTACAGGTGCAGCTAGGGTCATAGAAGACTTACGAAAGTATCCTGTGGTGGGTGCTATGGTTCCCTTTGGTCAGTTCTTTAACAATACATTGGGTCATATGTTTGATCACACAGGTATCAGCTTAGTACATAAGTACGTTGCAGGGACTAGTAGAGATCCACTAGAGCTACTCACTAAGTCTGCAGTGGGCGTGTCTCTTATTGGTGTTACAACGGCTCGTGAATACAAGAACATGGAAGAGGGTCTGTCTCTATTTGATGAGAGGGGGAGTGATGGCTCAATACGTGACCGCACATATGACTTCCCTTTCAGCTTCTACAAAGCTATAGGACGTATGGGTGCTCATGTAGCTAGAGATGGCAAAGTACCACCTGAGATGTTTAGAGAAGTCGTAACTTTGTTTGGTACTAAAAACCTTACACGACAACTAGGTGAGTCAGGTAAGATGACCTTTGATCTATTCGCTGATATAGCAGAAAATAAAGATGTGGCAGTTGTAGATGGTCTAGTTAAGATTGTACAAGACACAGGCGCTATGTACTTAAGTGCATACACAAGACCTTTTGATCCTGTAAATCAAGTCATTGCCCTAAGTAGAGGAGAAGACTATATACCTATTGATCGTAAGCAAGGATCTGAGTGGGTCAACAAGTCTACTCGTTACGTAGATCAAATCTTTACAGGACTAAGTGGTGTTGAGTTAGCACCAGAGAAGTATAGCGCATTAACTAGGGACCGTGCTATGGCACCTATAGGACGAATCTTTGGTTACAGGGAAGTTCCAGCGCAGACATCTATACAGCGTATGTTTAATGAGGTAGGAATGCCACAGTGGCGCACTGACATAAAGTCTTTTATACCAGAGATACAAAATGATATTAACAAGTATATAGTATCAACCTTAGAGTTTAATGCTGATAGAGTTATAAAAAGTCCTCAGTGGAAGAACGGAGATACAAAGTCTCGTACTGAAATGTTACGACTTACCCTTACTCGCTCCAACAAAGAGACTGTGGAACTCTTTGAAAATAGTATTAATCCTGAGGATTCAAGGACACTAAATCTTTATAAGTTAAGTAGGAAAGGTAGTGGTGTTTCTAAAGATGATGTTGAAGAAGCTCTAAATAAACTAAATATAGACAAGAAGATAACAGACTTAGATGAAAATCAATTAAACTTCTTGGTTGACTACCTAGATTTGTCTGATGCCTACTCAAGTAGTGAAGCTAAAAGAGCTTTAGATTAAGTTAGACAAAAGAAAGGGCAGCTTAGTGCTGCCCCTTTTAGTTTTACTTAAGCCCGTGCTTCTCAGCACAGTATCTAGCCCACAGGAATGTCTCTGTGTAATTATCTAGAGCTTTGGTCCTCTCATCACAAGGCCATAGGCTGTCACTTATAAACACTTCCACTTCTTCCATACGATCAGCTAATTCATTTAGGAACTCTTTACGTTTAGATTGGATATGCTCTTGTGCTTCTTGTTCTAGTTTCACTTTTACTACTCCACTACTTGGGTAACCTCAGGTTCAATGAGGTAGGCCATGTTAGCACTTACCTCCGTTACGGCTGTACCTAAGAAGAGTACTACAATAGGAACTACTATTGCTGCTGATAAAAAAGTCATATGTTATTTCCTTATACTAAGTCTACGATTTCACAAGAATCACCAGAACACGCTAGTGTCTGACTCCCTGCAGTGTTGTCTTCTTTCTCATAGTCAGATAAATCTTCCCAATTAATTGCATCTGGCATACAAGATAGAAGGGTTTTGTAGTCTGTCTTACTACAATCTTGGTAGGGAGCTTGCTGGTAGGTGTGCTCATCAAAGGGCAAGAAAGATACACCAGACATTTCATCAAAGTGTTTGTAAACAAATGCTCCTACTTCAAACCATTCATCGTTTCTAACATTTATAGTTACCGATGGCTTATGCTCACACCATGATCTTTGATAGGCTAACCACATCCCTAGCTGTTCAATGGCAGTCATGTCAGCAGTAACTATTGCACCATCTGGAGCTTTCATAGGGAAGCTGAACACGGTAGTCTGATCAGGCTTCATTACATCAGGTTCGTTAGGTATCTTCTGGTCCTTCATGAACTGTGTCAGTGGGTCTTTATTGTCACCACGTACAGTACGAATATAGTAGGGTGAATGACGAGCATGTATGCCTGAACTTGAATTAACAAGTTGTGAAACCGTGCCCGAAGGTTTAACACATGAGATAGCAGTAGCGACAGGGATGCCAAGCCTGTCAGCCCACTCAGCATTAGTAATAACAGCGATAGATTTGAGATGCTCAAGTGTTTTCTCCAAGCCAGCATTCTTTGTTGTCATCAAAGCATTATCCATGATGCCTGTCATAGACACACCTAGTAGACGTTCCTCTTCTGTGTTCTTCTGCCATATCTTACGTAGGTAGGGAAACTTAGTGAACGATGATTGGATAGTACCAAGTATGGTAGCCATACGAACCTTCTTCTCTAGGTCACTAATGGTGTCCGTTGCACGTATCACTACCTCTGTTAGGTTACAAAATTGCATTGGTCGTAAAATTATTTCGCTGCAAGGATTTGTTCCGAACTCATACGTTGCATCACGGCGTCCATTCTTAGCTGCCTGTACCTTAGATGCCTGACGGTTGAAGATACCACGCTCACCTGAGCCTGACTCAACCAATGCCATCCACTCACGCATAAATGATAAGCTATCAGGCTTCTCAGTATACGATACAGAGTTGTTAGCTAAGGCACGTTGTTTGTTATTCTCCCACCATGCACCTGACTTAGCGTGACGCATACGATCATCAGACAAATTTGACAAACTGATCATAGCCGAACGCCGAACTCCACCAACCACGACTACCTCACCAATCTTACACATGATGTCGTGGCACTCAAGAGATGAGAGCTTACGGTTCTGTGCGTCTTTGAATGTCTTGATGACAAAGTTAAACAGGTCAACCAGAGGCGCTGGGCCTGATGCTCTACCGCCGAATGTCTTAAGCTTGGCACCAGCTGGACGAACAAGAGACACATCCCACTTAGGTATCTCACCAGCATACAGTAGAGAGATCACGGCACGTAGAGACTTAGCCCAGCCTTCCTTGCTGTCCTTGACTACTATAGTTGTATCACTATCAGTCAACTCAGGAATCTCAGGTAGTTTAGTAACGGACTGTCGCTCTACGGAGAACCCTACACCTGTACCACACAGCAAGATAAACATAGCCTCATCAAAAGCTTTCATGTCATCTACTGGTAGGTAGGAACAGTTGTACCCAGCTGTATTATCCCGTGACATAGCTGGCCCAGCTGTCATCAAGGCCCTCATGCTTGGCATGACATCCAATGATAAGATAGCTTGTTCAATCTGCCTAGTGTATGAGCTACTACCAGCGTTAGGTAATACGATATTCTCCATGTATCTTGCTACTGTCTCGCCCCAAGTCTCACGCCTTCCCTCTTTGTCCAGCCAACGTGCATAGCGTGACTTGTGTATGAATGATTGGTAGTCTGTTGGTAGATAGTTATTCATCTGTTGTCACCTGACCCCTGTAATACGCCACGTTCTTTGCGGCTGTTTAGTTTCTCAATATTGATTTCAGCAATCTCTTGTAAGTTACTTCCTATATGATTAGCAGTAACTGCTATGTAATACAAGAGGTCGCCTAACTCTAACTTTAGTCCAGCAATATCTAGATTATTACCATCCCTTAAACTCTTTTTTAGTTTCTCTGCTATTTCACCTGCCTCTCCCACTAAACCTAGTATGTTTTCTAATAACCTATTGTCACCCTTAGTTAGTACTAAACCTTCTGCCCAATGGCTGTATGCTGCTAGCTCATTTACTAGTGTGCCATCTTCTTTATACTTATCATTGTATGCTTCTATGTCTGTCTTATACCTGAGTGCGTCTATGTCTTCTTTAGTAATCATTTATCTCTTTCCTTTACTAAGATATTCTGTACGGTAACATCATCTATATCATAGAATGTATCAACTACAAGATCACTAACGTCATCTATGTGTGCGTCTTCATATGATCCTAGTATATTATTATTATCATCAATGTTAAGTAGGAACGTGACGCTGAAAGACTTTACCTTCATCTATGCTTCTCCGCTAGAGCTTCATTCATTTTGTCTAAGTACCATGCGGCTTTAAGCATATCTTCTGATGGCTTCTGCTTGTAACGGTAACGATGCTGATACTTAATCATGTTGCCGTGACAGTAAGCAATGAACCCATCCAAGCCTACTACTTGCTTGATGTAATCAATACACTCTACGCCACCCATGTTGTAGTGGGCGGGACGTTCAACTGGATCAAAATTAGTCATGCGTTACCCTTTGTTTTTGTATAAGCGTTAAAGCTTATTACCTCACCTTTCAACTCTTGTAAAGGCTTATCTTCTTCCTGTCTCCTATCAATTTCCTGCAGCATTAGGTTGCGTCTATGATCAACAACCATCTCCATGACCTCTTCATCTATCTCCATCAAATCTAAGAAGGCACTACATAAGGTGGCTACATAAACCAAGTCATGTAGTACTGTGTCAGGGTAACAAAAGTTATCACCAACTGCTATACCTGTAGATACCGTACCATCCCATCCTTCCAGTGAGCCTTTGCTAGAGGGTCGTATAATAAAAGCAACTTCATCATCTCCTAATTCATACGTCATCGTTTTATCTTCTCATACTTAAGGGGGATACGATCTGCTTTGATTACGCTCCCTGTTTCTTTAAGCCAAGCCTCAGGTATAACTCTGTGTGACCACAGGAACCCATGCTTATCACACCACTCAGAGTACCTAGACTTAGCACCCTTATAAAGCTTAGACTTAGCGTTACTAAATACAAACCTAATGTCTAACTCAGGGTGTTGCTTACGGACTTCTATATGTTTATTTCTATCCTCTGAATCAAATATTCCCTTTGTCTCAATTAGTATTCCATTGTCTAATTGAAAGTCAGGTGTGTAAGTGCGATAGTGTAAGTCTTCCCACTCTATCTTCAACTGTTCATAGCGTACAGTCTTCTGACACTTAGTAAGAACAAGAGCAGTTTCTTTCTCAAGGCCACTCTTGTACTTACCTTTAGCGTGATACCGTTTAGTTGCTGGCATCTTTGTCTGGAATAGTTTCACTAACCAGTGCCTTCTTAAGTCGGTCTACTAAACCGTTACCTACAATAGATATACTATGCAGTTGATATTCTAACTGCCGCTTAATGTTTCCGTTATACTGGATTTCCTTAAGCAAAGATGTTTGATCCTCTGAGAAGTCTTCTGACTCATACTCAATATCTTCTAGTGTAATCTTAGTCATGTTCTTTCTTATCCTTCTACTGAAATGTATTCCACCATAGGCGGGGCTTTACTTCCTGTGTATACCTTTGACGGTAGTTCTTTTAGCTCAGGCCAACACTTCTTCTTATGATCACACCATGAGCAAGTCTTACAAAGCTTAAGGTTACCACTAGCTTTCTTTCTGAATGTCTCTGGCACTGCCTCAAAGCAACGCTCAAATGGCTCATCATTATTTATGTAGTCAACTGTACCTTTGATAGAGGACATCACCTCTTCAACATCAGCAGTCTCAGCTGTTACATATTTGAATTGCCCATTCACTTTATTGATCACCCACCATCCACCAACATCCTTACCTGATGCAACAGCGTATCCTATAAGCTGTGATACATAGCCGAAGTCATCAGAGTAAGCCAGTGAATCATAGCTGGCAAACTTGTTGTCGTAACCGTAAGGCGTAGTAGACTTAACGTCATCTACCTTACCATCCAACACCATGTCATACTCACCCTTGATGGTGGCATCACCAACCTTAAGTGCAACCTTATCGTTGTCACCAAAGTCAACACCAGCGGCACGTAGTACCCCTTTGAACATAGCCTCAGTCCAATCGCCCATCAACATGTTCAACATAAATGATGTAGGCTTCTGTACATCTGTATCAGGGTTGTTCTTAGAGAACCACAGCTGGCATCTAGGCCTACCAATGTTTGACATACGTAGACGAAACTCATCACGAGGGCCACCATTGAACTGCTTGTTGAGTGCAGCAGCCACATCCGTGGCTACTTGCTGTATTATTTCTTCACTCATACTTGCTGTGCCATTGATAGCTGACCGCAAGAAGGAGTGTACTGATAGTTCAGCAGGGTGTATCATCCCTCGAACTCTCGCACTTCTACGATAGACCCTACCATTGCAGCTTCCTCAGAGGACAACTGACCTATAGACCCCTCATTATGCTTGCCTTCAATCCAGTTGTTAGTACCTTTGATCCAATCAATAAAGTCTTTTAAGATTGCACTATCTGTTATACCATAGGGTACTTGCTCACCCAAGGAAGGTACAATGATAGCGTACTTACCACCTGATGGTAGGTCACGCTTAGCACTACCTAACTTAAGGGTATGCTCGACAGGGGTAAGCTTCTTGCTTACGATCTGGCTGATGGCTGCATCCATAGTCTTCATGGATTCAGTGTTCTTCACATCCATTACAAACGGAATCTCTTCCCAGACGTTAGTGATGGGGTTACCCAGATCATCAGTAGGTTTTTCCAATGTGAGTACACCAAGCATTACTCGTACTCGTTTAACTGCACGAATCACACCCTTCATTTCCTCTGGTAATGATTGGAAGTCTTTGATGTAACCTGATGGACGCCCTAGATTAAAGCCACCCGTAGTATCCTTTAGGTCTGAGTTAAGGTTAGGTGCCAGCAATGTCTTATGCATTGCCTTAGCTTCCGCATCCCATCGTTGCCACTGGTGACGCTGTGAGAAGATACGTACAGATAGTGTCTTGCTGTACACAATCTCACCATCAGACATAGTAATCTTGTAGGCACCAACAGGAACCTTGATGTGTTCATCACCATCCTTGTCGGTTACGGTAAGTGCTGAGTGTATTTGATTCACTCGTGCTAATGTAGACTGAGATGTTGCGCCACCTCCACCAGTACTGATACCCATTGCTTCGGCAAGAGACATACCGTCTACGCTAAGTGTTAATTCTGTATTCATGTTTATCATCCTTTGATATGTTTATTGTTAGAGAAGCTAAGTTATAACCTCATACGTCTTTAGTGTCAAGCCAGTTATGACCTATTTTTGCCTCTAAAAGTAATGGCACATTCATCTTAACTTTGTAGTTGTCATAGATGATTTGGTGTAGGTCCATGTTCATGGAGTTAATGATCTCTATTATCTGATCCTTCTCGTAAGGGTGTATGTCTATGACCATTGAATCGTGTACACTGTTGACCAGCTTAGACCGCATAGGCATGAGCCTACTCTCCATCTCAACCAGTACGACAGGTACAATATCTCCAGTAGCAAACCCCTGCACTGGATAGTTCTTTATCATAGTAAAGTTTGTTGGTAGTCCGTTTGGCCTCCTCTCTGTATTAGGGAAAGCATACTGCCTGCCCCCCTCATTAGTAATCTTTTGGTAACGTATGGCAGCGTCACCTAACTTCTTATGCCATGCAGCAATACCCTCATACTTCTCAATGAAGTGGTGGTAGTACGCTGCCTCTGCTGGGCTACGCCCATAACCTGTAGCGCCGAAGAGTGGGGCGAAGGTGTGCTCCTTAGCTTCCTGACGGGTAGTTCTCTGCCCTGCATCAGTGATAACCTTTGCAGTATAGCTGTGTACATCGAACCCTGTGCTGATCTCTGTCATAGCTAACGTATCCTGACTGAGGTATGCTGCTACACGAAATTCTAGCTGGGCAAAGTCGGCTTCCATTATGTACCCACCATCCCAACGAGACACGAACACTTTCTTAACAGGGAATGTACCACCACGTGGCATGTTCTGCATGTTAGGGTTGCGTCCAGAGAACCTACCAGTACTAGTGATGTGCTGGGTAAGGCCTACGTGAAGCACCCCATCATCCTTTGTATGCACTGATATACCCTCAACGAATGAGGATAGGTAACTTGATATAGCAGACAGACGCTTAAGATCTTTAAGGAAATCTAATGCACTGTCCATGTTGTTAGCCTTAGCTGTAGACATGAGAGAAGATAGATTATCTTTACCTGTGCTAAAGCCATTGGCACTTACCCATTTCTTACTAGGAGGCATGAACCCCAGCCCCGCCAACTCGTTGGACTGCTTGAGTTGATAACCTCTTGAGTCACAGGACTTACACTTGTTAGGGCGTGAGAACTTTGTACCATCTTTCTTGGTACGATATACACTACCAACCCCCTTACAATCAGGACAGGTGAAGGCAGAAGTCTTACGTACCATTGTTGTGTTGGCATTGACTGCATCCCTATACTCTTTGTCTGTGTTAGTGTGCTCAAATAGCTGCACCCATTCCTTCTTGTTAACCAGCTTACGACTGTACACTACCTCAGACATTTGCGCTGGGCTGTTAAGGTTAACAGGTGTATCACCCATAAGGTTACGTACCTTGACCTGTAAGCGCCCCTCAATGTCAGCCTTCTCTTGCTCGAACTCAGTACGCACAGAAGCTAAGGCATCTAGGTCTACCTTGATACCAGATGAATACATACGAGATAGCGTCAGGCATACCTTGAATGTAATGTCACGTATGTTGATAAGAGATTCCGAATCAGGCTTAGCGTAGTCTTCCTGTAACTCTACGTACAATGCCCGTGTAGTGGACAGGTCACACTGTAAGTAATAGGTAAGCTCTTTCAGTGGTATCTCGCTAGTGTTGTATCCTTCCTTAAAGTATTTCTTTAGAGTGTCATCCTTCTGGAACTCTAGGTTGCGGCGTACTGCACAGTTTTCTAGACTGAGAGACTTCTTCTTGAAGGCTCCTGTGTTTGTCATCTCTACGTGATTGCCACGCATCAAGACGTATTCAGCTAACATAGTGTCGTATATGTCACCCTTATACTTAAAGCCACTCTCCCATAGCCACGGCATGTCATGCTGTGCATTGTGTAGTATCAATAGGGTAGTAGTATCCAACTTACTTTGCAGTTGCTTGGCTTGTGATCCATCATAGTCGTTAGCTTCTGCGTGATCAAAGTTATATATGTCCTGCTTACCTGACACAACTTCCTGTACACCTACTTGCACAAGCTTATTGGTTGCCTCGAAAGGATCGAGGTGCATCTTGCCACCCCTGTGTGTGACTGTGTTCTCTACATCAAGAACTAATTCCATAGTCTACTCCTTTCTATGCTAAGTACTGTGCCCTAGCTCCATCCAATTCACACGTTACCTTGCCGTGCCATCCTCCCTTAAGCTTATTCTTTGCAATGATCAAGTACCTTTGTGAATCTACGGTGTCATCCTCTGTTGCCTCTAGCACAGGGTTCTTACTAATCAGTACCATTAGGTCAGCTTCCGCTGCCTTGCCTGTCTTACTACCTTCCAGCATAGATTGATCTACATTGATCTTACCTTCAGCATCTGCTGATAGCTGGGACATCCATATCATTGCACAGTTATATTGCTTGGCTATGTTACGTGCATGGATGGCAGCATTCTTAAGGTACACATCTGACTTGTCACTGTTCTTAACAGCAAACTTATCCCCCATATCTAGCACTACAATGTCAGGCTTGTAAGCCTTGATGATAGCCTCAACCCACGCCATGTCCTTACCTGTACTGTCATACAGATTGATCTGCTCTCGCACTGGCTGGTAGCGTGATGCAGCTAAGGCATAGTTACCCTTCACCTCCTCCATAGATAGGGATGATGCAGCACTAAGGTAACGTGCGCCCACCCGTTCATAAGCTTCTTCGTTGCATAGTATGAGACACTTAGCACCCTGAGATGCAAAGCCGTTAGGTGCAGCCAGCAAGGATGCGTGGAAGGATGTCTTACCTGTGTTAGGCCGTGCCCCTACTATGATCAAGTGACCACCACTGATACCCTCTACCCTACGTGTCAAGCTAGGGATGTTGAACTTCCATTGTGATTGGATGTCATTGGACTTGAGTAGGTGATCAATAGATATGTCACCAAAGTCTAGCTTAAGGTTAGGGGTGAAGTCATCCTGATACATATGCAATAGATTACGTACAGGCTCAAGGCTATCCAATGATCCATTAACATAGTCGAACCCTATGTTGGCAAGCTTATTACCTAGTACCTGTTGGAACAACTTAGACATTACCTCATCAGCTATGTCCTTGTTCATAGATTCTTCACGAGACACACGCTTGAATAGATCATTGTACACCTGCTTGTTAGCAGTAGTCATCGTTGTGTTGTGAGCAAAGAACAATGCCTCAAGCTCAGATGCAGTTAAGGTACGTTCATATGTATTCATTGCGTAGTCTAGTGTCTGCTTAATCTTACGGACATCTTTACTGAACAACTCATCAGGGCAACGTATGCCCTTGTTGTTGTCATAGAACTCCTTGTCCATAAGAGTTCTTATTAAAGCTAATTCCATCATCTTTTCTCACCTCTTTCTATAGAACGGTGTCGCTCTTCATCTGTCATAGGCCGTATGTAAGCCCTTGTCTCCTCCTGCATATGGTCTAGCATTTCATATAGCTCCCGTAGTTCATTACGGGCCAACTGGATGTCTACCTCTAATGAGCCTATCTTACTTTCTATATTCTCTATCTCACCACACATACTCATACTTATTTCTCCAATCTTAATGCAAACCATGACACAGGGAATAGTTCTTTCATACTGTTACAGATTTGATTTGCTACTAACCTAGTCTCTAGTTGTGTGTCACCTGCACACCTAAGATTGCACATATCAGCGAAGGCATCAAGGCTACCTGACCAGTACCACTCAGTCATGGTAGACTGTGGCAGTACCATACGTGCTTGCTCTGAACATACACCTGCTGTGATCATGTTATTATATAGGTGGTAAGCTTTTTGATTTACTAGGTTTGCCATATGCTGCGTACCTATAGTACGAAGGCCTTTACGATGACGATTTTGATACACTTCCTTATTAACTGTAAGGCCATACATAGGTATACCATCTAGATTAGATAGGGTATCATCACTACTACCCTGCTTCTTATCGTCACTTTTACCACGCCATTGATCAGGTATATAGAACTCAGGCTCACTGTCAACATACCTACGGCTGATCTCATTCCAACGTAGGAACTTATGCTTGACCAGCTGTCTTGCTACAAACACAGGTGCCTTTATGTGGAAGGATGCAAAGCAATGACCAAAGGGTGAGGTATGTTTATGCTTAGCTAGGTAGTTGATTAGCTTGGTGTCAGCCTCGCTTAGTACTTCTTTTCTAGCGTAGTCCTCACTGTCACGCCAATCAGTAAGTTCCCAGCTGCTTGTCTTGTTGAAGCTAACCCTTGCTGCATTGACTACTGATAGATCAGTACCCATGTGGTCTATGTATGTTACATCAATCATTGTTTAACCTCTCGTGTTTCTTTAGGTATGCTAGTGCTTTTTCTATGCCTGTTATGTTGTCTCCTAACATACCTATAGCTAAGTTACAGTGGTCACACAACCACCCTCTGAATACTTCCCCTTGATGGCAGTGATCTAGTACAAACTTTTTCTTAGGTGGCTTGAGGCAGCATTCACAGACTTCAGGTTTCTCTGGTGCATATTTTCTAAGCATCGCTATTATACCTGTGCTGTGGCTGATACACTTTCTACACCTATTATCTCTACCGTCTGCATTTCTGTTGTATAGTCCAAAGTCTAGCATTGGCTTATGTGTATCGCACCAGATGCAAACCTTACCAGTAGTATCCTTCTCTACAAATGTAAGAAATAGATCAAGCTGCACTTGTTCACTCATCTTTTATATCCGCCAATTCTATCCTTAAACATGTTATAGTTTCAGTCGAATGATTGGACATAACTCTGGCACTGGTCAACTCTGCACCACACAAGACATCTGTTTTAAATGTATTAAGGTGGTGGTAGTTAACTCCTTGCTCAGGCAGTACTTGAAACCAAATAAGTAACCATATGTATTTCATCAGAAAGGCACCTCACCATTGCTGTCACGTGGATCTATGTAGTAACCCTTCTCAAGGTAGTCGGGCCTACGTGTGGTAGGGAGAGGGTGTGTACCCTCAAGCCCCATCTCCTTAAGGAAGTCTTTCAAGCTATCCATTAGCTACCTTAGCTAGTACCTCAAGGGCTTGCTCCGCTGTCATCTTAAACCATTCGTTCCTACGAGTACCCACACCCTGTGCTATAGTGTGTGCCTTAAGCTCCGCTACATTACGATCATCAAAGTATACAGAGTGTATAAGTTTGTAGTCACGCATGGGTGAGCTTGTCTGATAGCTATTGAGCCTATCATCTGCATCAACAGCCTTGCCAATCTTGATCCACTCAGGCCATGCAGCATTGCTTATAGCATACACATATCCTTGCTTTATGTTCTCATAGTTTTGCAAGGAACTAAATGCCATATCACCAAATGATTTGTAGCGCCCTGCTTTGTGAAGCGGGTGTGTTTTACTTATGTTTTTACCATTCACCCACATACGGGTAGCGTTACTTGCTGCATCATATTTACTTCTGCAAACACTGCATTGTTTTCTGTTTATACTGCGCCAATCTTTGGGCCAGTTAATATCAGTAAGTACATCATCGCATGTACCGCACTGTACTAAGGTATCTACATCAACCATTTATCATATCCTTCATTCTCTCTACATCAGAGGTTAACTTATATTTAATGTCATCGTCAAGCCTAAAAGCTTTGGTCTTCTTACCTGTCCACGCCTCTACTTCTTGCTTGTACGCTAGTGTCTTACTCATAGCATCAGGGTCTAACGCTATGATAACCTTATAGAAATCTCCTATGTGTTCCATATGCGCTGGGCCTAGTGACGTACCAAGTATGGCTAAGCCTGTCGTGTTAGGCATGAGTTGCGCTACAACTATAGCACTGATCACATCCTCTACTACTACACACACACCGTTAGATGGGCCAAGCAATC